GAAGGTGGTTGGAGGTGACTGACTTGACGCATTTGACACAAACCTCACCGTATAAGAATCGCCCTCCACCGCTCCGCTCAATGCGGGGATGCTGCCCAACAAATTCGCAGGACCGCAGGCAAAGCGTTGGATGTTGTAGTCGGTCGTCCCCGAAAGGCTGGGGCTGACGGCGAAATCGTAGTTCACGGACTTGTAATTCACCCGTGCCGATACGAGCCATGAATCAAAACCAGCGGCCACATATTTGGTCCCGTTGATGGCAAGGAAGTTGCTGCCCCCGTGGTACACCGTGAAGTCTGTCGGAGTAGTTAAAGGTCGCACCAATGTAAAAGTGTTCCCGAATCTAAAGTAGGTGTCAAGGCTCCAGTCAGCAAGTTCCAACTGCTCCAGGTTCCCTGCAAAGGCCATCACCCCGCTGACCGTTGTGGTTGCTCCTGTGACGACGGGGGTGTTCCCATACTCCTGCGTGAAGTCCAAGCGATAGCCCGAATAGAACCCCGAATGGTCAGCAAATCCCGTCTGCGTGAGCGTTGGGGCCGTCGGGGCTATCAAGGTTTCAACGACCTTCTGAACATCAAAGAATCCGAAGTTGGTGGTCGGCAGTTTGTCGCACTTCAGCCTTGCCAGCGTCGTGCCTGCGGGGTTCTTGACATCGCAGACATACCTGTAATTGGGTTGTGCAATCAGCGAGCCGCTGACTTTGTAAAGCATCTTGTTGTAAACGGGCGTGGCCACAAGGGGCGAACCCGAAAGGACGGTTATGGACATGGGTTATCGGACGGTTGCGACGCTGATGGACTTGCCGAGGACTTCGGCGATGTTTTCGGTTAGGACATCCACCATCTCCTTGGTGGCGGCATTGGACATAAAGTTGGTGGCCCGTAAGCCTTCCCGCCGAATCTTGTTGGCGATGTTGATGGCGAAGGAACGGTTGGCGGCCTTCTTGTCACGGCCTTCCAGGGGGATTTCTTTGAATGCAATCCACTCCTGAATGGGTCGGATAGGTGGCCGTTTGTCCCTGTATTGGAACGGGCTATTTGGAGCACGGCTACTGCTGACCGCACCCTTGACACCGAGGTCCACGAACTTCCAATAGTCGTTGGCCACAATAGCGACCACGAAGGAAGTGTCGGTTAGGGTGATGGGCTTGATGTCAATGCTTGCCGACAGGGAATCGCTTGCAATGGCGTTGGCGTTGGCGAGGTTCTGCTTGGCGAGCCTGACCACCCCCTCCAGCCACTTGGTGACCAGGGCGTAGGACTTGTTTTCAATTGCTCCATCCGCAAGGCTTACCCCGAAGTCAGCCAAGGCCTCCTTCTGCAAGTCGGTCAGTTTCTTCCCTGACCCACCGACGAATACATCGAACTCCATGGTTGTAAATGTAGGCCCGCAAACAAAGTGTCCTACTTCCTCCGCATCCGCTCTGCTTCCATCCGTTCGGCCTCCAAGATGTCGTGGATCAGCAGCGCATAGTTCAGGAACTCCACCGCCTTCATTGCGAAGATGGCCTCAAACTTTAGGACATCCTTGTTCGCCATCCTCCACACCACCATCAGCCAACCGTAGCCAGCGAGGGGGTTGGTTACTGGCCCTGCATCCCTTTCGTCAGGTGCTTGGAATAGTCGCTCAAAACTTTCAAGTAGGATTCTGAACTTAGCAAAAAAAAACTGACCACCCCCCAAACATCACCAATCTTGGCGTTTGCTTTGAGCAGTTCGGCCCGTTCTTGATGGCTTGCCCCGTCGTACTTCTTCGGGAAGTATCCCATGAACCCGCCCTCCCTGCAAAGGGTCGCCATGATGCGGTGCAGGTTTTGGACGAGTTTCTTTTCGTCCGTGGTGTCGGTGTCCATTAGGTCTATCAGTTGGCCAGCGGTGAGTTCATCGGTGAAGACGGTCGGAATCCACCACTTGCCACCCGCTTTGAACCGCCTGCGATATGCCAAGGTTGGTAACTCGTTCCACTCTGCGATAATGGTCTTGTAGCGTTTTGTCAGCCCCTTGGCGGGCATTTCTCGGACGAGCGATACATCCACCCCCTCAACGATTGCAACGACCCCTGCACGCTTGTCGTAATCGGTCAGGACAGGGCTGAACTCCAGCGCAGCGATGCGTTGGAACTGGTCGATGGTGAGGTCTTGGAGTTTCATTTTTGGAAGTACCATTGCTGCGTGCCTGGGACAACGCCGTGCCGTCCCCCGAAAAATTCGCCCACCGCCTTCACGACCCCTGGCCATCCCGCAGTGTAGTCATCCCCGCAAATGAACCCTCCCCGCTTGACCTTCGGAAACCAAGCCTCCAGGTCCGCAAGCACTGGTTCGTATTCGTGGGCCGCATCAATGTAAACGATGTCAAATTCGCCCTGCTTGAATAGTTTGGACGCAGCAATAGAATCGCAGTTGTGGTCCTTGATTTTGTCGCTTATCGGGGCGATGTTCTGCTTGAACACCTCGTAGGACGGGACCGAGTTGCTGGCCTTGTGTTCGGGTGAACCCTCAAAGTGGTCCACCGCTATCAACTTGTAGTTCTGCCCCCTGCTGACAAACACCTCGTCAAAGATGGCTGTGCCTCGTCCGAGATAGACCCCGATTTCAGCCATAGTGATGCGAGGCTTGGGGGGCAGGGTGTCAAGGATGAATTGAAGGAGTTGGCCTTGTTCCTGTGGGCTGGACCAGCCGAAGATGTGGTCGTGTTTCATCGCTTAAAGATTTCTTTGATGTTCCTACTGTTGTCCCGATAATTGTTGGATAGGTGATAGACCTTGCAATGGTCCGCAAGTTCGCCCTGCTCGGTCATCTCCAGCATGGGCTTTAGTTCCAAGGACCAAATGGGTAGGGAGGCAAGGGATTCACGGTAGAGGCCGTTGTTCGGTATAACCTGCAACGCTTGCGGGTTGCGCCTCAACACCTCGGCAAGACGCTTGGTACTGAACATCCAAAAAGCGTGGTAATTGATGTAGAACGGAAGGCTTGCGTAGGTCTTCCCGTTCCACTCCCTCCACATATTCGGTGTGGGATTGAATGTAATGTCGGGGCTAAATTCGCCTTCCACATTGGGGTAGGTTTCAATCCGAGTAAAGGACGGGTACAAGTTGTCCTCAAACATTGAGTCGAACTGTGCGGTGAAGTTGACAAACCCTTCCTTGGGGAGCATCATGTCATCCTCGAAATACGCCACCCAATCAAAGTGCTGGTACACCTCTGCAATCCTGTTGCGGTGCTTGCTGGTCAGTTCCCAAGGGTGTCCCATAGCCGTGTGGGCGTGGAAGGTGACGGGAAGGTGAGCAAGTTCTTGGGCCGCTTGGGGGTCGTTGGTGTCCACGAAGATTTCGGACTGCACGGGGTAGGACTTGATGGCCTCAATGACCTTGGTCAAGTTCTCCACCCTGTTCGGATGGTGGTGGTAGGCGATATTGGCGAGCAGTTTCATGGTCCTTAGAATGTGATGACAAACTTACTTGGGTCGGGCCATCCTGGGTTGGGGTCGTAAACGGTCATGCCTTCCCTCTTGCCAATCCATGTTTCGGCCTGGTAGCGGTGTTCTCGGAGCGGTTCACCGAGTTCCCGAATGTGGGACGACTTGGCCCACCAAAAGTTCCCTGCAAAGTAGGGGTAACCGTCGGGGTTGTTTTGGTCCGCTATTTGGGGGAACTGCTCGGTGGTGAGCCAATGCGTTCCCACGCAGTCCACTTTCTCCAGTTCTGCAAGGGAGCGTTCCCAAGCGACGATGTTAAAGAATATCATAGACCTGCACCACATCTGCTTGACCAGCGACGGGTCAGCGGACCCCTTCGTATGCCCGTAGAGGTAGGCCGCATCCTCGGTTTGGCTTGCCTTGTACATCTCGGTCAGCGTCGCTTGCTCCCAAGCGTTGGTTCGGGTGACCACGACCTTAATCTTTGCCGCCACGAGGGAGTTGTCCAGTATCTCCTTGACCACCTTCCGCTGGTCGGGAGGACCGACGATGCCGACACGAATCTCGTCCAACTGTTCTATCAGCCCGTAGTTGCACAGGGCCATCATGTGCTGATGCATGATGAGTTGCCATTGGCCGCCTCCGCCGCAGTAGATGTGGTAATAGTGGATGAGTTTCATGGCTCTATAATTTGGTTTCCTTGCACTTTGTCACGCATCCATTGTGCGCCATAAACGAAGGACGGAAGGACTGTACGTCGACCTTTTCCTGCTTCGTGAATTTCCTCGTCCGTTGGCAGTTCTATCGGTTTAGTAGGCATTTCATCTCGCGCTACTCGAAAAGTAATTTCTGCGTTATTTTGGTAATTTCTACCACATTCAAAGAAATACTTTATTTGTTCTTCTGTGTATAGTTTCATTGCATGAGGAGGGTTAGGATGCAGCCGATAAACACCAAGGCCAGCACGACCCGACCGATGGCCAAGGCGAGGTTAAGGAGGGATTCGAGGTTCATGGGGTCGGGGGGATTGCTTCTACGACTTGGCCATGTTCATACTCCGTAATGATGTAGGCCCCTTCGGGTAACTCTTTCAAATCAACGCCTTCCAACTCATGCTCTTTATACGCATACATTCGCCGAATGCCGTGATTCATTATGTAAGGGTACAACGAAAAGGATAGTTCATCCGCATTTTCTGCCATTAAAAACAAGTCGGATTTTGGATTGACCGACCTTAAACGGTACATTTTCATGCCCCAAAGTTACACCACCAAGTACTTCCCCGAGTTGCTGACCGCCAATTTGTTGAGGGCCACATAGCGGAGCGCATCGCAGGCGTGGTTGTACGAATCAATCGGGACCCCCGTATCCCGCCCATCTTTGTCGGTGGCCCAAGTGTATGAGCGGAGTTCCTTAATCAAGTTGACCGAATCCTTGGTCACATGAAGGTTGAACCGCTTGACGATGTCAATCCCCTGCCTTACCGAATCGGGTCCCTTGGATGCGGGCTTGATATTGAAACCCAATCGATAGATTTCCTCGATGCTCTTGGGTTCTGCTGAATCCGCCACGATTTCCCACGCCCTCGTAATGCCGAACTCTTTCAGTCGGACGGCGATGTCGCTATTGGTCAAGCCCCGATGGTAGAGCAACTCATGCACAAACAAGTCGTCCCCCCTGCGGTACACGGCGACCAAAGCGGTTGGGTCCGTGCTGAACCCCCAGTCAAGCCCGTAGGCGACGAATTTCATCGTGGATGGGTCTATACCCTCAACCACCGTGTAATCGCCGTAGATAGCCCCTTGGAGCGTTCCAACCTGACCCAACCCGTACACCTTCCACCAGTTGGCCCAGTAGGCGGATGTTTCGGCTTTGGTGCGGTTTAGTTCGATGTCATTCCGAATAGTATCGGGAAGGGCTTCGTTGTCTTGGTAGGTCAGGATGAGAAACTCTGCATCGGTTTCGGGCAAGACCTCGGTGTGCGCCCAAAATTCGTGGGTGGGGTTGAAGTCAATGTATATCTCCTGACTTGTACGGATGGCCAACTGGTAGTAGGAATCGAAGTCGATGTTGTTGGCCTCGTTGATGTAGAGTATCTGCCTCCTTGCCCCTCGGAGGCGTGCTTCCGAATCAGCGGAGAAGAACTCAATCGTGGACCCGTTGGCGAAGTTGTATTGGAGCAGGGTTTTGTTCCACCTATCGGGGACCCACCGATGGGTCCATTGCATAATCTTGGCGAAGTCCTTGATGGCCCCCCTGCGTAGGTGAGGGACGGATTCGGATACAACCGAAATCTCCGACTTAGGATGGCGAGCCGCATGGTCAATGAGGACTGCAAGGATGCCGAAGGTCTTGGACGCACTTGTCCCGCCTTGTATCACCTTCTTCCGAGCGGTCATCGCCCGAATCTTGCGGATGGCGGTGGTGTACTTAAAGTCCATCGCCAAAAAGCGGCTGCTCGATGGTGACGGTGTTCTCCTGCTTGTCTACCAAGCCAAGAAGGCGGGAGGCGATGTTAGCCGAGTAAACACCCGAACTTGCACCCTCCAGCATATCCTTGTCGCAGGTGGCCCGTATGCGTGTAATGATTGGGGAAAATTCTTTGTGCATCTCCGATGTGCCCTTCCTATAGTCCGAAAGGTCAAAGCAGACCCCGTTCTCCGCAAGCCATCCCTCAAAGCCCCGAAAGGTTATAGGCCGCTCTTTATCCCTGTAAACCATGCACCCATCCTTGCCGACATAGTCCTG